GTCTAGAATAAAAATTGATATTGCAGACGATGAATTTGAATTTGTAAAAGAGGCAATTGCTTATAAAGCCAAAGCTTTGATCGATTATCTTGATCGATGCAAAGCAGAATGTGAAATTAAAGATGTTGAAATCAATGGCTTTAATAATGCATTAAGAGAAATGATTGACAACCCTACCTTTAAAAAACTTGGTAGACCCCGTAAAACTGTAAGGAGAACACGCAATGCAAAATAAATATCTATCTGAAGACGACGTCAAACAAGTCTTTTTTCAAACAAAAATGGACGACCCCAATGGGTACGATCTTGATGAACTGTTGGATTTTGCCGACAAAGTGATTTTGACAGCATCGTTCAATATTGCCCGTACTGAGCGTGAGTTGTGCATCGAGTTTGTTGAATCCCTCAACAGCGAGGTTGCCAAGGCTCTCAGAGAGAAAAGAGGTAATCTGTGACGTCTGATGACGTGATCACAGGGATACTCGGAGAAGGGTGGGACCCTGAAATCCTGCCCTACTTCTTGGACACCATGCGGTCAGCATTCATCGATGCACACAGGTACCACTTCGTTCGAGACTTTGCCAAGACGTTAACTTTCAATAATAATCCAAGGGATAGATTACAAATGAAAGAGTTCGACAGAATGTTGGACGAAAAACGCCATGATTTTGATGAAAATAACTGACGGTAAATTGGAGGCCAACTGGGAGGAAATCAAATCTCTCTCGGATGCCTACGACCGTGGTTGTCGATCAGAAGAATCATACAAAGCAAAGATGTGCGGTTTGATATTTGAAATGGGCTACAACTGTGCCATGGACGATATTGAAAAGCAGGGACTGCAAATGGGTTACCTCATGACTCACACCATGGGTAACGCATAAAAAAAGGGGGGACCGAAATCCCCCCGAACTTCTTTGCAAGGCAACTGCTAAAGATTAAGGTTGTTCTGGTTGCAAGTCTGGACTGGCGGCATTCATACCACCCAATGCAGATAAACCACCAGTTACATAAGGCGCCGCTTGTTTAAATACTTCTGGACGTTTTGTGGCCAAATTTGTCAATACTTTCATGCCTGCTGGCGAATAAGCGGCTGAACCCACGAGTGCTTTCAATGCAAGTGGTCCAAGCACAGGAGTCATACTTCCAGCTCCCAAGATGGCTTGGCCAATCATTGAGCGACCAGCAGTACCGCTATCAGGCACCGTATTGCCCAATACATTGCTTCCTGCGTTGGCTTCATCAACAAATCTACCCATACCTTGAGCAGTCTGAGCTTTGCCCGCTTTGGCTTGTACAGCACTTCCGAACTGTTGCGGGCTGTATATAGCATCCACATTGCCTCTTCTGGCTGAAGCATCCTCAAGGACCTTCATGTTCTTGAAGACTTCGTGCGTTTTGGTTAAATAGTCACGCATGGCTGGACTTTGGTATCCAAGCTCATTGCGAAGGGCAAGAAGCATATTCTCATAAGCTTTACCAAGGGTTGGGTTCTTTTGGTATCCCTCTGTTGTCAATTGGCCAAGCTTCTCTTCCATCTCTCTGAATGCATCACCACCCAGCATTTTGGCGTCTCTCATTGTCTTGATAATGTCGCCGTTGATGTTCTTTTTGAACTCTTTGGCGTCACTCTCCAGCAATGGGCTGTGAAACTTCATCGCGTCTTCCATCCTTTGGGCCACATCTCGGCCAAAAGAATCGTACTTTTTCGTATTGAAAACGGTGTTATCTCTTACGGTGTTGTAAGCATTTTGGATCTCTTGATTGATGAATTGATTGGTTTCAGCGCCAGCTTTTACGTTAGATGGCACTTTGATACCCAAAGGCTCAAGAGCTTTGTTGGCAATCGCTTTGTTGAAGTCACCAAAAGATGTCTTGATACCGCCTGCAACGATGTCACCCAGCAAAGGCACGCTAGTGGCCTTTTTCTCGGCTTCTCTCAGTGCAGGTCCAATCACTGGAATCTGGCTCATGAGTTGAGCTGGAGTGAACTTGGTCATTCCCATATCAATCAATTTCTTGATGTCATCAGAAACCGTTGGGTTGGTCATCATTTGGCCAAGCTTGCCAGTCAAACCGCCAACAGCAGTAGACCCAAGAACTTGCATACCCTTCTCAGGGGCAAAATCACCTGTCCCCTCTGTTGGCGTCAATGCACCAGCAGTCAAGCCTCCTACGCCTGATTTAAACAGTGTGGAGCCACCTAATGCTGGAACTTTACCAGCCAATTGGAATGCCTTCCCAGCCACTGGGCCAACGGTCAAGCCTTCTCCAAGTGTAGAACCCAATGAAGATACCGCAGGATAAGAGATATCTGCGGCGTGTTGTTTTACCTCTTGGACCATCTGTGCGGGCTTTCTAAAACCAGCATATTCAGCCAAAGCCGCAGGGATGGACATCGCTCCAGCCAAGGCAGACTCACCGATAGCCGCAGGCATATTGGCAGATCTCTCTTTGTCCTGCAAAGCTCTTTTACCTGTCATTTGCGGGAACACACCTGTAGCCGCACCACCCTCTGTGGTTTGTGACTTGTTCAGGCTGGGCAGAATGTCGGTTTCAATGGCGTGAGTGATCTGATCATTTGTGAAATCATCAGGAAACTGAACATCGCCTACGCCTTGAATATTTACGGTTTGTGCCATGATTATTGCTCCACAATACCCTTGCCAGGGATATATTTCTTCACTTTTGGCGCCCCTGTTGGTGCAGGTGTAGTAGGCGTAGCTCTAGCAGGTGTGGTGCCATTAGGTGTAGTACCAGAATCTTTATCTGGATCAATGTAGACTGGCTTCTCACCGCGTCTCATGCGATCAATATTAGACAGCGAATTCTGCATCACTTTTGTTATGTAATCGAATTGAGCTTGTTGCTCTTTCTGAGATACTTTTGGATCAAGAGATGCAAGAGCGCCTGCAACTTTTGCGCCTTCAGTGTTAGACAGAGAACCGAGTCCACGCATTTGCTGGACTTGGGTCAAGAATGCTTTGTCCTTCAAGACACCAAGATTGGCAGTGAAGTCATATGCGGGCGTACCAGGGACAATTTTCCGTGGGTCAATGTAACCGCTGAACCCACTGTATCGTCCAGGGTGCGCCTCCACCTTCTGCACTTGGTCCAACATCGATTGCATGGCCTGCTCTTTAACATCCAAGTCAGCCTGTCTCTTTCTCTCTTTTTCGTCCTTGACGTCTTTGTACTTCTCTTCAGCCAAATCATGCTGTTGTTGAGCCAAATTCTGCATGAACGCTTTGCTTTGACTTTGTAGCGCCAAGCTCATGTTTTTGAAGGTTTCATTGGACGCCATTTGAGCGTTTCTGTCCATGCTCGATGTGGCCATAGATAGGAGATGCTGAGCAAGCGTATTGGCTTTTTCCTCATCCATGATCCCAGACCTGTACTGCTTGGCGTACTGCTCTGCGGCCGCCCTCAATGCTGGACCAGATTTGCCCAATTGATCTGCCATCAATGACAATGCATCAAATGGTGTTCCAGAGCTGGCTGAGCTAGACAACATACCGTTTTTACGCATCTCACCAATTGTTTTGGCATACTTCTCAGCCGCTCCCAATGGGTCTCCTGTATATCTTGCATATTCTTGGAATGCAACAGGATTGAGCGTAAAGCTTGTTTTGGGCTTGCCTTCTTCATCCACGGTTGTGGTGGACTGCAATACTTTAGAGCCTGCATCAGCCAATAATTTGGCCTTCTGTTCAGCTTGTGCTTGTAGCAAGAATTTGGGGTCTCTCAATACACCAGCCAACTTCATGGCAACTTTGGGGTCCATCTCTAAGCCAGATGTGCCTTGAGTGTAAAGCTGGCTCATGAGCTGTTCTGAGTCCTTCTCGCGTTGGCGATCAGAAGCGGCCTTGGCCAGTGCCATGCGAGCTTGCAGGGTTGATACCTCATTCTTTGAAATCTCGTTTTGAGCGTTGCCAACTTCCTCTGCAACATTACCCAAAGATTCAGAAAAACTACCAGTTTTGGTTGGCTTGAAGAATCCGCGAGACATGGCCAAGCCCAAAGGATCAATCCCTTGTTTTTGGCTCAGTAGGCTCTCAAGCTTGTTTTGAGCTTCATCAAAGATCTGCTCATACTTGTTTGTATAACCGCTTGGGCTAGACAAAGAAGTTGATGTTTGAGCCAATGGAGCAGAGGGCGCAGTTGTCGCGGCAGGTGCTGGAGGCGTCAAAGGTGCATTTGCTTGGGCAGGTGGCATCCCAGCAAATTGATTCATGATGTCATTGGTCGAAGAAAAGAGAACCTTGTTCGGATCTCCTCCACCAATCACGCTAGGCTGTAGATTTAATGCCATTATTAGCCCCCAACATTCATTTGAAGGTCAGTACTTGATGTATCAGTAGGAGTTTGACCTAAACCAGCCCACTGAGCTTCGAGTTCTGCATTGGTAGGTTGATCGCTTGCGCTGGGAGGTGTTCCACCGCTGATTGTTCCATCAGCATTCAAAGTCAAGCCACCGCCCAAGTCAGTTGTATTGCTACCACCACCAAACAATCCAGACAAAGCAGTCTTGATTCCATTAAACGCGCTTGTGCCACCAGATGGAGATGCAAACAATGAACCCAATCCAGCAATTTGAGACAGTGGAGAGGCCGCATAGCTGTTCGCAGGTCCATTTGTCGTTGTATTGGTTGCTGTTGGGATTGTGTATCCTCTGAGCAAAGCCGCTACATTTGTAGCATTGCTGAGTGGAGCATTGATTTGAGCCTGTGTTTGAGCTTGTTCTTGTGCTCCAAGAGACGCCAAGTTGGTTTCAGCGGCATTGGCCGCAGTTTGACCTGTAGAGGCCAAATTGCCTTGTGTATTGGCAATGCTACCCAAGTTCTGCTGTTGTTGCAGAGCATTGGTAACGGCGCTGTTGTAGGCATTTGAAAGGTTGGTACTCTCTTGTGTTCCCAAACCCGTCTGAATGTTGGCCAAAGTCTGTCCAGTGGCGTTTAATGCACGACTTGATCCTGTGTTACCAGAACCAGCAAAAAACGCTTGTAGGCTCGGCAATACGTTTGTATTGACATTGTTGGCAGTATTTGTCTCTAGAGCCTTATTGACGTCGGAAACGTAAGGATTGAGGAAATTGTTAATTTGGTCGGCGCCAATGTTTTGGGCCGCATTCCCAGCAGTTGTGATGGCTTGAGACAACGGCGCTTGGTAGGTTTGAGCCGCATTTGCCGCATTCCCAAAAGCAGTTGTTTGATTAGAGGTTAAAGGCGCAACCAGTGAAGAACCTGCCGCAATATTGCCTTGAAGCGTATTGGGCGTCAAAGCAGACTGACCTGCTTGGCCCAAGCTACTCAAAAAATCAAGGTACTGCGTTGGCGCAATTGTTTGGGTTGTACCTGTGGTAGTTACATTTGGAGGCGCTATGCCTTGGAAAATATCTGCCATTATTTTTTCCTACCTTTCAGGTAATCTAGAGGTGATTTTAGAGCATCTGGGGCCAAATCGCTAGGTTTCGCAGATCTGGCTCTTTCCCTGATTGAATGCATCATTTCATACAGTTTTTCAGTTCCAGCCTTTGTAGAACCGTTTCCAAGGGCGGCAACCACGTCAGCAGGGAAGACAAACTCCCCGTCAGCCAACATTGCAGGGATGTCGTCAGAAGTGCCGTCACCCTCACCAGCAACATGAGCACCATGCCTAAAATCATGGCGGCCATCGTGTCTTGGAATGGCCCCCAAAGGTGTTGGAGCACCACCTGTTTTAAGGGGCTGACCTTCGCTCAAAGGCGCTTGTAAGGGCTGTCCCAGCAACTCATCAACAGACGAAGGAGTCTGGCCGTATTTGTAATAACCTTCTTGAGGTTGAGCGGCCATTCTTTGTTGAAGAATTTGCGCCAATCTTGGGTCAATTGTTGGTTGCATAGGTTGCTCACTTTGCTTTTCTTTAGAAACTATATCTTCGAGTCCTTTTAAGACGTTCTTAAAAGAATCTTGTGTCATCATTGTTTGTAACAATCTGGGAGTCAAGTCATATGTCGTTGGCGCATTGGTATCCACGGGTGCGGCATATGGTGCTAATTGACTTGTATTTGTCTTGGCTTGGGTTGTAGTTGCAGTGCTTCCACCGCCACCGCCACCACCACCGCCGCCTCCTCCACCAGAGCCGCCGCCTCCACCTCCTCCACCGCCTCCAGAACCTCCAGAGCTTCCAGAGCTTCCAGAACCAGTTCCACCAGAACCTGTTTGTGATGAGTTGGTAAGGTCAACGTGAGCAACAGTGCTATCAGGTATCTTGATTGAAGGCAAAGTTGAAAGGTCGCCAGAATAAGTTCCACTGCTTCCAGTTACGGTAACAGGGTTTAAATCAGAACTAGAACCAAATTCTTCTGAGTTTGATGAAATTAAATTTCCGTTTTCATCATAATTATCTGTAGTTTGAAGTCCAGTTAATTTGTCGTAATTTACAACTTCATAACTTCCATCAGAATTTACTGTTGTAGTTTCATTTGTTTTTAAAACTGGGTCAATCACAGACTTGACTACATTACCTTGGTCATCCAATGACAAAGTTTGTTTAATACCAGTGTTTGGATCAGTGCTGACCATGGGATTGTCTGCGGACAACTTGGATGCATCAATCTGGTTGACGGGCATATCAAACATACTCTTGCCCAAGCCAGTGTCTGTTGATGATGTGTATTGCCCGAATTGCTCAGAATTTGCCCCAGCATTTGCAGAAGATGCAACAGTGGCCGCATTCGTCACGCTGTTTGGATCGATTACTTCTGTTCCAGCAGGGGTATTGCCTGCATTAACAGATGCAACACCAGAAGTACCAGTTGAAGTAGTTGGACTACCACCTGTTTGATTTTTAACTTCTTGAGCACCAGCCGCAATTGCCGCATTGATTGCCGTTTGATTAGCACTTTGACCAGTTAAAGCGCCTCCAATCACTTTATTAACTGCCGCTTTTTGAGCCGTAGACAAGTTAGCATATTCAGGAATTTGACCAGCAACCACGGGTACTGCCGCACTAATTCCACCACTAACCAATGCAGTCAATGGATCGGCTTTACCTTGAGAAGATATTTCTGCGCCAGTCAATGCACTGGCCGCACCTCCTGCGATTTTGCTTGCGGCAGATCCCAGAGTATCAGAAGTTGCAGAAGACACAGCATTACCAGCCAAAGGAGCTAAATTTTGTGCTCCATATGTAAGTGCCGCAGAAGTCAAACCCTTGGCAAGATTTCCAGTCTCAATTGCAGTTGTTCCACCAACAACGGCAGGCAACAACGCTGGGGCAAAAATAGCTGTTGCAATCTCAGGAATTGGTCCAAGAGATTCAAGTGTGTTTTTGATAAACCCACCACCAGACCCTGGGGTATAGGTCAAGTTTTGCCCCGCATTACTGATTGGAACTGTAGCGCCAGTCTTTGGATCAACTTGGAAAAAGTAATTTAAAGAACCGCCAGAGCCATCTGGTTTGCTGACATAGTAAGTGTTTGGCGCGGCTTGAACCACATTACCTGATGCATCTTTATAAGCACTGACTGCTTGAGGTGTCAATCCTTGATTTACAAGATTGCTCACGCTTGTGCCTGAATTTACAGCAGACATTACAGTGTCTAAACCAGCATTTTGAATGCCTTGTTGAGTCTGTGAGTTGTATTGGCTCAGTAAATCAGTGATCGAAGGTGTTGAAGCAGTTGTATTAGGCAAAGCGCCAGTTTGAGGAATTACAGGCGCTGGCACTGGAGGAGGGCCAGGAGTTACAGCTTGAGCGGGAGTGGGTAAGGCATCTGAAGATGTACTTGTAGGCAATGCACCAGTAGTCGGCTGTTGAGACGCCGCCCAATTTGAATAATCGCCTGTGATTGTGCCTGCATCTGTACCGTAGTGAGCGGCCAAAGCAGAAGCAATATCAGGTGTGAGTCCGCCGACAGATTGAACTGCCGCCGCCACTTGATCATTGGTAGCATTGGGGTTAGCCGCAAAATATTGCGCTACTTGATCTGATACTGAAGTGTTTGTACTCATTATCTTGCCGCCAATTTCATTGTATTAGTCAAAGCAAAAGCCCAGTCTTGCCATGTCTCAAATCCTCTTGAATCTGGAACACCAGATTGCGTGAAATATCCGATTCCAGTGATACCGTCCGCCCAAATTCTCCAATTCTCCTCTGGAACTGTACCCAACTGATTGGCGGCAAAAAGCTCTGCCATTCGAGCACACCAGTGGTCCCAAGGAACATTTCGAGGATCGTATACGACTGCCATTATGGGTTACCTGTTCCTCTCACGTCACCTGTAGTCATGGAGACGAGGATCTTACCCATTTGATAGTTTCCACCATAAGTATTTGACTCAAAGTGCAAACGCATCTCACGGCGTTGCTCTTTCATGTCAATCTTTAGGGTTGTTGGATCGAAGTTATAGGTCACTGATGGCTGATCTGTTGAATCAGCATAACCTTTACCAGTGACGACCAATGACATGGTCCCAGATTGAATGAAATCAGGCTCAACACGCTCGATTCTGGTCCACATATTGTCACCAATTTGCTGGGTTGAACCTACCAAACCACCCAATGGTCCAATCGCTGGAGTCTCAAAATAGCTCTGGATGGCGTCAACTTGAGTCAAATAGACTTGGTCCGTTCCCGACTCATGTTGCCACAAAGAATATACATAGATGTACATTGTGGTGGATGTGATTGAGGTATAGCTGTTGTTCAGGGTATAGGTTCCAGTTGTACCCGTTCCAGTGCCCAAAGCAGTGATGTAGGTGTTTTGTTGGTAAGGATTACCCGATTGACCAGCAAATACAATCACTTGTCCAACGCTCAAAGTACCTGTTGCAACACTTGATACAGTTAAAGTAGTACCTGAAATAGTGCCAGTAAATTTGGTTCTCAGAAGAGGATTTGTATCTCCCCAAATAACTTTTGGGAACACCTCTGTATATACACCAGCAGATCTTTGTGCTCCGATTGCTTGGCCAGCATCGTACCAAGTCTTCTCGCGTACGTTATAAATGATTGCGTCAGTGCATTCTGTGGCCGTACCACGAGGGTAAAACCACCAAATCTCACCAAATCTTGAAACCTTGGTACACCAGACTTTTTGTCTTTGAGCGTAGTTGATGTTGTCAAAAAAGTAGTTTTGGTTGACTGAATTTGGTATTTCTTGGACAACACCGTTGTACATCAAGAATCTATCGACGCCCACCCAGTAGAAAATACCGTCGTATTCAATGACTGAATTGGAGGACATGATTGAAGTTTGACTCGAAATCAAGTCATAGCTCCAATATGTTGTGGCCGTGGTGCCTCCGACAGTGATTGAGGTGGGCGCATAGCTCACGCGAATCAAGGCGTCTAGGGCCCAAAATAAGCCGCTTGGAGACGTTGTACCACCTCGGATAGGCAAACCCCTCACAATCTTGCCTGTGGCCACGTTATTGGCGTTGGCGACGGCAGAGCCGAAGTCGGTGAAGTCTCCAGAACCTGTGTTTTGGATCAATCCGTTGTTGCCATACACAAAAAGGTAGGGGTGAATCATCACGCACCCACCTGAGACAGCGATGTTGTTGTCAAAAGTGACGGTGGTTGAACCAGAACCTGTGGCGGCCAAGCTCATGATGACCGTTGTGCCAGAGACTGAAACTACAGTGGCACCCGTAGCAATATAGGTACCGCTCAAAGTCTGTCCAGCCGCAATCCTGAGATTGGAGGATGTCAAAGTTAAAGTTGTGGTTCCATTGGCTGTGGCGGCTTGGGTGAAGACACCAACTTTGGACATGGTCAGTGAGCCAGACGCCCCAGGGAACTGCCCATACAGCACAGGCGTGTTCACAGTGGAGTCGATAGCGGTTAGATTTTGGCCAGGGTGCGCTACCAAGTTATTATTCGCCCCACCCGATGAATCGTAACCAATGTCAAACTGCCACAGATTGTTCAAATTTGACGTGAAATTGCTCAGTGAGTACTCGTATGGGCCCGCTCCCGTTCCATCTACGTTGTTTGTGACCCACTGCTCCAGCCCGTTTGCGTTGCCAGATACAACATAGTTCAACCCGTTTGAGGACGTCATCTGCATACCGCGAGATATGCCTGACGCATTCAAAAAGATGGCCTTGTAGCCACCTATTTTTCTTGGACGACCGCGCTGAAATCTGACCCACTTACCATCGATGTACATGGGCGAGTCGAATTGAGTCCCGTCCCGCTGTATACCTGCTGGGATTTGTAGGGCGGTGACTTTAGCCGTCAAAATACGCCCCCAGAGATGCCATTGGCAACATAGAGTCCAGAGGCCGACAAATTCATGCCTTGGACTCCGTTGATAGCAAATCCTATGGTGTTACTAGCAGGCAAGTAAAAACCTGTGCTAAGGTTGCCAGAGAAGTTGATTGAAGGCGTACTTGCAGAACCCACGTTGGCAGTGAATGTGCCTGAAATCGCAGTGTTTGAGGTGGTACTGTAGACGTTTGTACCGTCACAGATCGCAAATGCCGTTTGACCTTGGTTAACAACCAAAGATGTACCAGAACCTGAAGAGGTCTGGAATGTCACTGTGTAGGCGCCAGTGGTACCGTTTTGCAGTGAATACAATTGGACCGTAGAAGGCAGAATAACCGTGGCATTTGAGGTCAAAGTACCAGAGTATTCTTGAATGACGTTTGAACCTTCTGTGGCCGTCAAAGTGACTGTTCCACCCGTCAAAGTCTTGGTCAACTGGGTGAATGCAAAGGCATTGGAGCGACCGTATGCATAGGTGCTGTAGCCAGTTGCTCCATTGGATACAACAACCAAAGACTCGGTCAATTGGAGCTGTTGGGTAGACAATCCATCGATTGTGTCAGTACCTGTTGGGGTCAAGGTCAAAATACCTGTTCCACCGTTTCTGATAACCACAAACCAACCGCCAGTCACAGTGCTTGAGGACGGCAGAGTGATAGTTCCAACTCCAGAAGACCAGACTTGGAAAGAGGCTCTGTTGTTGGCGCTTAGAGTTGTGTTTGAGTAAACATAGGTGATTGGAAGATTCTCATTGAGAGTGGTTCCAAGCGCCGTCAAACCGTATCCAGCAAGCGCAGAAGCGTTGGCGGCAGAAGTACCAGCACCAAATGTTACAGAGGCCCATGTGCCGTTTGTGGTGGTGTTATCGGTCAACCAAATGAACTGAGCGATTCCAGAAGCAATCGCAATGATTGTGTTGCCAGAGGTATCGGTAACCGTGAAAGTGTTGGTTCCAATGTTTCTGACCAGAACCGTTTGTCCAGTTGATACTTGAGAGGCTGGGGGCAGTTCAAGCAAAAGACCAGTTGTTGTGGCCGTACAGTCAATGATTGAACTGGCAGGCAATCCATTGTTGCCGTTGATTGGCCACTGTAGGAAGGTGTTTTGGCTGATCGTTATGTTTTCATAGCTGACAGACGATGGATTGATGGTCTGGCCAGTGAACGGGTTGGTATAGCTTGTGGTCATGATTAAGAGTCCTGTACAACAGCTTGACGATCTCCAATGCGGAGAGTGTCTTCGGTTTTAAGAGCGGCCATTGCTTGGTCAAACAAAGCGTTCCAAGTCGCAAGGCGAGGATCATCTTTCAAGAATGGTGCAGTTTGCTTTAACACCCCAAACAACAGCGCGTTGGGAGCGTTTTGGGTCAGCCAATTGGTTTGGTTTGCTGAATCCAAGGGCTGTAAGCGTGTGTAGCAAAGAGCCTCAAAAGCATAGTTTTGATCGGGGGTGGGAGCCACAAACCAGTGGTCCCAGTCATAATCTGCATAATACAGAGGCTGGGAAGTAGCACTCACATTGGGTGCATACTCGTTCAAGTACTCTAATTTACGCAGTAGGATGGGTTGCTTGCCTGTTGCCGTTGCAAGGGTCATAGAGACCGTTTTACGCCATCTGGCAGGCTTAGGGATGACTGGATTGCCTGCTTGCATGGTGCTATCAACAACAACCATCTGACCAAGGGTTTTGATCTCTTGGGCAATTTCAAATTCTGCCATGGTGATGGCGGTTGGGATAAAGTTTACAACAGCGGTGTCTGTACGCTCTAAGTATTGCAATACTAAAGAGGTCAAACTGTCATACGTTAGGACATAGGAAGGCGTGGTCATCGATTGCCCTTTTTAGCTGTTGCTTTCATGAATTTTATCCTCCATACCTTATCTAATCAAGCATTCAGTATACGTTCGCACTTGTGTGTCAAGTCTTCCCGTTGTTGTGCCCCAAATTCACCTCCATTGATGACTCTTGTCAGCGCGAGATAGTTCTTTGCTTGGGCCAATTCGTTGCATTTATGGGTTTTCCAGTACCAGCCACCAATTGCGGCGGCATATTTGGGCATACGGGCTAAATCTGGGTTATGAACCAAATCAACCCCCAAAGCTTGACCTGCGTGCCAGAAGTTATCGTGGCCAGTCAATTGGCAGATTGCCGATCCCCTAAACCGCCATCCATCCCCAGACTTCTCGTCTCGGTTTCCCATGCGGTTGGAATAGATGTGGTTTGCTATCTTCTCAGGCTGATGCGCGTAGGTTAGGGCTTCCTGCATGGTTGGGAAGCGCTTTGGCCACAAATGCATCAGCGTCTCAGGCTTATAGTTCAGATTCTCGCTGAGGTCCTTGAAGTGGTTGGACTCATAGGAAAACTGGCCAATAAAGCAAGCTTGCTCCTCAGCGGTGTCAATTCCCCACCGCTCAAACGTCTCATTGAGAGGGTCAACCCATTGCGGTCCAATATCAAGTTGATGGAGTTGCGCCGCAGTAATCATTTAACCCCCTCGTTGACGGTTTGCATCACTTCGTTGTATTGACTAATGCAGGCGTTGAGTTTGACGATTGCTTTATCTCCGTCTGAGGCGATGGCGACAATATCTTTAACAGCCTGTCTGTCAGATTGGGCTCCATCGGCTTGATTTCCATCGGAGGAACTTGTACTGGCTTGTACACCACAGGTGGAGGGGAGGCGCAACTCGCCAGAGTCAATGCGAGCATTGATAGAAGCAGTCTTGGTCTTGATGTCATCTTTTGCTTTCTTCAGTTGTCCGTTGGCTTTGGCAAGTTTTTGCCCTAATTCTGCCTCTTTTGCCCTAGCTTCTCCATTAAGGCGCTCAATCTCTGCTTTATCTTCTGCAACCCGTCTTTCATAGCC